GTACTTGACCCATTCCTTGGTTCAGGTACAACGCTCATCGCCTGTGAACAACTCGGTCGCAAGTGTTACGGCATGGAGATCGATCCCGCATATTGCGATGTGATCGTCAAGCGATGGGAGAATCTGACCGGCAAAAAGGCAGAGCGGGTCCAGTCGCAGGAACTGGCGAGGACATAGAATCATGGCAGGCGATAACGGCCACGGCAACAACGGTCGCACGAAGAAAAACGGCACCATGCCACCAGAAACCAGTGGGGGCAATGGGGGGTCTGCATCCGAATTGCCGGTCAAGCGGCACCTGAGACCTACTGCCAGCGAGTTGATCGCCATCCTCGATGATCACGGTGTGAGGCAGGTGCCGATCCGGTCTGAGATCGTCCAGGCCGTCGAGGTGGTCGCGGGACACTTGATGAGCAACGAATCGCCAAGGGTTCGGAACATGGGCGCCAAACTGGCGATGAGCATGCTGCGATACAACCTGGCCGTATATGAGTTCGCTGACCACGCCAGCCGCCTGGCCAGTGGCGAGCCGACCGAGAATGTGGCCCATGTGCTGGCCCTGGAGTTCGACCGCTGATGGTGGCACCTGCGGCAAATATCACGCTCAAACTGCCTCACCTCTATGCCAAGCAGAGGGAGGCAGTATTCGACGATGCCAGATACAGCGTGGTTGAGGCCAGCACCAAGAGCGGCAAGACGGTCGGCTGCATCGTCTGGATACTTGCCAAGGCGTGGGAAGATGGCAAGCCCGGTCGCAATTATTGGTGGGTCGCACCGACCTACCCACAGGCGAAGATCGCATTCAGCCGGATCAAGCGGATGCTGATCCGTGTGGATGCCGCCAGACAGTACTGGCAGGTCAGCGAATCGGAGACCTGGATCGAATTGGTCAGTGGAGGCAGGATCTGGTTCCGTGGCTCAGATCGCCCCGACACTCTGTATGGCGAAGATGTTCACGCACTGGTCGTGGACGAAGCCACCCGGTGTCGTGAGGATGCCTGGCACGCCCTTCGATCAACCCTGACAGCAACCAAGGGGCCGGTCAGGATCATCGGCAATGTCCGTGGTCGGCACAACTGGGCGTATCGTCTGGCCCGCGCTGCCGAGAACGGCCAGCAAGGAATGGCGTACCACAAACTGATCGCTGCCGATGCGGTCGAGGCCGGTGTCCTTGGAGCCGAGGAGGTCGAGGATGCCAGCCGTGTACTTCCGAATGCTATATTCCGCGAACTCTACTTTGCCGAACCATCCGACGAGGGAGGCAACCCATTCGGCCAGGCGGCGATACAAAACTGCATCACCGACCTGTCAGTGGACCCAGTCGCCGTCTACGGCATTGACCTGGCGAAGTCGATAGATTACACCGCCGTAATTGGACTGGCTGAGGACGGATCGTGCTGCCATCTGGATCGGTGGCAGGGAGTGGATTGGCAGCAGACACGGCAGCGGCTGGTCGATCTGATCGGTGACACGCCTGCCCTTATCGACTCCACGGGAGTGGGCGATCCGATTGTCGAGGACATTCAGCGAGCATGCCCGCTGGCAACCGGGTTCAAGTTCAGTTCGGGCAGCAAGCAGCAACTGATGGAAGGGCTGGCGAGTGCCATCCAGCAGGAGCAGGTCCGGTTCCCTGACGGATGGCTGATCAATGAACTGAGCACGTTTGAATATGAATATTACAGGAGCGGCGTTAAATACTCCGCGCCGGTCGGGTTGCACGATGATGGGGTCTGCGCCTTGGCCCTGGCCGTCCGGCATCTTCGCGTTCGCAGCACTGCCACGCTGGAAGTGAGGCTGATCGGAGTTGGCGACAATGAAATGGACGATGAAAGGGTGTGGCGATAATTAGACATGGAACTTGCTTATGACTGCTATCCCAGACACCCATCCACTGCTGCTCGATAATCTGGCCAAGGCCAAGACGGACAGATTTGCCTGGACCGAATCTTCGGTGCGGGTGATGGAGGGTACAGGTTATCAAGGGCGCAAGGACCGGACGTTCAATTACGACGAAGCAATCAATGAGTACAAATCGTGGATCTATGCTGCGATCAATCTGAACGCCACGGCACTTGCCGCCCTGCCCTTGCGCCTGTTCGTCCGCAACGCATCACGCACCGAGTGTTCGCTCTGGCGAACCCGCAAGATCAACCGACCGCGCATGAAATGGCTCCAGGGCGAAGCGTCCGGCCCATTCGGGAACGCCCGGCCCAGTCAGTATGTGGTCCGCAAGGCGATGCAGATGGGCTATCATTTCGAGGAGGTCACGGAGGACCATCCCGTTCTTGATCTGCTCACGACGGTGAACCCATACTTCAACGGATTTGACCTGATCCAACTTCTCACGATCTACATCGAAGCCACCGGCAACGCCTACCTGCATCCGATCATCGACCCCGAACTGGGCATCCCGGTGGAACTCTGGCCGATGCCATCGCAGTGGGTCTGGGTAATCCCCGACCGCGATCATTTCATTTCCGGTTATGTCTACGGACACGACTTTCGCAATCAGCAGCGATTTGAACCGGACGAGGTGATTCATATCAGGACCGCCAATCCAAGCAATGATGGCCTGTGGTACGGCAAGGGCAAGATCGAGGCGGCATGGTCCACCGTCAGGCTGAACTCATCAATCCACGACATGGATGTGAGCATGGCCGACAATCACGCCAGGCCCGACTATCTGGTGATGGTCAAGTCCGGTGCGAGCCAGGATAACCTGGACCGATTCGAGGCCAACGTGGAGAGGAAGTTGCGCGGCAACCGCAATGCCGGGCGATTCCTGACGATCAGCGGCGATGTGCAGTTGCAGCCATTATCATTCAACACAAAGGATCTGTCGGGTCGTAATGAGATAATCGAGGAGGTGGCGGCAGTGTTCGGGGTGCCGGTATCATTACTCAAGGCGAACGATCCCAACCTCGCATCCGCGAAGGTCGGATATGCAGCATGGAAGTCGAATACCATCCTGCCTCTGGCCCGGCTGGTCGAGCAGCGACTGAATGAACGCCTGCTGCCTCTGTTCGGGATCGAGGACGATGCAATTCTGGCGTTCGACAGTCCAGTCCCCGAGGACGAGGCATTCGCATTACAGGAGCGGCAGACGGCAGTGTCAGGCGGCTGGAAGACGATCAATGAAGCCCGCATAGAATCTGGCGATCAGCCCGTGGATGATCCCGAGGCCGATGTCCTGCACGTTGGCGGGCAACCCCTGGGCGGCTCACCGACCATGCAGATGCCATTCCAGTTGTCCGCATCTAATGAACGGGTCGCGGTGCAGCCATCGTCGCCACCTCCTGCCCCTGCCGCCATAGTCCACACGAACTCTGCGAAATCAATAGACGAGATCGTTGCGGCAGTGCGGCAGGTGATCCAGAAGGAAATGGCCAACCCTGCCGATCCTATTCGTCAGGATCTACCGGGCGATGGCAACCACGATCCCCGGTCTGCTGAGGCAGATCAGGCACAGGTCGCCACGAAGGTGATTCTGCACAGCGACATCGTCTACAAGGGCGATGCCGATGACACTGCCCGCGATGACCAGCCTGAATCACCGATCAACCGGATGCGCAGCAACCTCGCCACGACGTTCGCGGCATTGCGGGCCAAGGTCGAGGCAGGCATTCTGGGCGCACAGTTCGACCAGATCCTTGCTGAACTTCAACAGGCCGGGATCGACTTGCAGGCCGCACTGGCCGAACCGCTGACCGACACCATCCTCTCGGGAGGTCTGCGTGGCCTGGAGCAGTTAGATATACCCGAAATAGAGATCGACTTTAACGTGACGAATCCTGCCGTGCAGCGATTCATCGAGCAGCATACGGTCAGACTGGCCGGTCAGATAAGCCAGAACACGCTGGAGATGGTCAGGAACAGCATAGAGCAGGGGCTGGCCGAAGGTGCCAGCACCAGTGCCATCGCGGACAGCATTACTGAGTCAGGTGTATTCAGCCCGCAACGAGCCGAGATGATTGCCCGCACCGAAACGGCTCAGGCGTATGTCGAAGGCGAACAGGCCGGATGGCGTGAGTCCGGTGTAGTCCAAGGCAAGCAGTGGTTGCTTGCTCCTGATCCGTGCGAGTTCTGTCAAGCGATTGCTAACGAGTTCGCCAAGACGCAATTGGACCTCAGCGGCACGTTCAGGCAGCGAGGCAGCACACTGACAGGAACAGATGGTGGTGTGATGAAATTGGACTATCGCTCCATCACCGGACCACCTCTGCACCCGCATTGCCGCTGCGATCTCATCCCGATTGTAAATGATGGATGACAATCCGAACCAATCCGAATCGCACCAGTTCCTTCGCGGCCCGGCCGATGGCATGCGGGTACGCGAGAAGGATCTGGAAGACGATAGCATCGAGATCGTAACCGAGCGCGGCATCTATCAGTACGACCGCACGCCCGAGGGCGACTACCTCTGGCGCGGCACAGTGAAGATCCAAGACGCATTCAAGCCCCCCAAGGCAAAAAAGATCAAGGCAAAACGAAATGAACCATAAACAACTCAACGCCGAAATGGCAGTGACTGAAGGCGAGCATTCCTTCGTAGCCACTATCACGGCAGCAGTGACCGACCGTGACCGCGAGGTGCTTCTGCCTGAAGGAATGCGCAGCAAGGACTTTGAGAAGAATCCGGTCATATATTGGAATCACGACTACTCCCTGCCACCCATTGGCCAGGCCGTCAGCCTCCGTCGCAATGGCGACCGCTGGCACGCGAAGGGCGTGCTGGCCGAACGGCCCGAGAATCACCCGGAAGCCGCCGAGTGGCTCCCTGATACCATCCACGCCCTGATGCAGCAGAAAGTGATCCGGGGCGTTTCGGTCGGGTTCGACGATACCGTCAAATGGCGACAGCCGACCGCAAAGGACCGTGAGCAGTACGGTGACAAGGTGGAGCGGGTTGCCACATCCTGGGATCTTCTCGAGTTCAGCATCGCCCCGCTGATGGCGAACCAGGAGGCGCTGATCAGTGCCGTGTCGAAGGGCATCTGCACCGAGAATCAGGCCAAGACCCTGTTCGGCCTGGACGATCTGCCCAAGCGGCCTAAGAAGACCGTCCTGGCGATTCTAAGGCCGAAGTCCAGGCCCAAGCGTGTGGATATACCCTCCCTCGTCCAGACGGCCACAGCGAAGGCTCTGGCCCGCCGGGAGGGCAGGATATTCATCGCCACCCGCATCCGGTAGTCAGTCAGTCCCCGTTCCCTCCTGCGGCCGGTCCCGGCCTCACCCACCGGGGCCGGTTTTTACATTCTGACGGTCCTGACGGTGTTTTCCCTCCATATTCTTGTACGGCAAGCCGCGAAGTGGGGGCGACGGT